GCAGTCTCTCAGCTGGAGAATACTACAACCTCAGAATCAGAATCGATGCTGAAGCAAAAACCGGAAACAACTGGAGTGAAACCCACTAATGAGAAGTAAATCAATGATGGGGGTACTAACAGTAGTCCCGTTCACATCAAAGAAAACCCGTCAGGGTAACGGCTTGCATAGTAAGCCACGAAAAGGTAAGAAGAAATATAGAGGCCAAGGTAAATGAAGTTATTTGTTGACGCAGATTACATTGTTTACAAAGCTTGCGCTGGTGCAGAATCAGACCTTGATTTCGGTGATGATGTAATTGTAGTTGTCAGCAAATTTAGTGAAGCATACGCATCAGTTAAACGTGAACTAAACAAAATTAAAAATAAGTTCATGTGGGATGTTCCTGAGGTAGTTTTATTCTTTAGTGATAGCTCTAACTTTCGTAAAGAGATCATGCCTGCTTACAAAGGTCATCGTAATCGTAAGAAACCCTGTGGATACAAACGTGTTATCAATGCTCTCAAAGATGAGTACGAAGTAGTAATACTACCGACTCTTGAAGCTGATGATAGTATGGGTATCTACGCTACCAAATATCCTGGTAACATTATCGTTAGTCCTGACAAGGACATGCGACAGATACCTGGAACGCTCTACACCATGGATGAAACCGTGAATGTGGAAGAAGCAGAGGGACAACGTTGGCACCTTATACAGGCGCTTGCAGGAGACCAAACCGATGGCTACAGTGGCGTACCTGGAATAGGAATCAAACGTGCTGTTGCTTTGTTTGAAGACAAAGGCTACACTTGGAAAACAGTTGTTGATGCATTTGCTGAGAAGGATCTTGGTGAAGACATCGCACTACAAAACGCAAGACTTGCAAAGATCCTTACTAACAATGATTATGACTGGAGAGCAAAACAACCCATCCTTTTCTCCCCCTCCTCCGATTATGAGGTTGACAGTGGAACAGGACTTCAAGATAAGAAGGCTTGAAGACTTATTACCGAAAGCTGATAAAACCGATATCATTACATTGTTCATGGCGTTACAACGTCAGAACTTTGCACTTGCTAACACCGTATCTAACCTAGTCAAACAATGGCCCAATCACCTGAACACTACGGAAACAACTGGGAAGTAGGAGACTTCATCGTTAATCAAAACCTCAGTTTCTTCCAAGCTAATGCTGTTAAATACATTTGTCGTTGTGAATACAAAGGAGACAAAAGAAAAGACCTAGCCAAAGCAATCCACTATTTACAACATGAACTCGACCAAACACAATCAGACTGGGACGACACTCTTGAGTCAGGCAAAAGAATTTCGGGACGCTTACTCGATCTTGGATTCGATGAATGGGCGTCTGACCCAGAAATCTTTGATCGATGAAGAATGGTCAGAGTTTCACGAAGCCTTTCATCTAAAAGATGAACACGAACAACTGAAAGAGCTTTGTGATCTTGTCTATGTTTGTTACCAGTTTGCTGCTAATGAAGGCTGGGATCTAGATGAAGCTATGGATCGCGTTCATAAATCAAACATGTCCAAACTAGATGAGAATGGACAACCTATTTACCGCCCAGACGGTAAGGTCTTAAAAGGACCAAACTACAAACCTCCAAACCTAACTGATCTACTCAATGTCTAATTATATCTCCCGCACAGGTCGGGTTCAATCATGGATCGATGATCCTACACATCGCCTACCAGTCAGCTGCACAGTATTTGTAGTTGAAAATGAAATGGAAGGCCCAAATGGTATTGAAGCCAGCTGGAGGTTTGCCTCACACGCTCTCAGGTATGGCGCAGGTTGTGCTATCCATCTCTCTAAACTAGACCATAAAGGTAAGACAAGAGAGTCAGGAGTTACTGCTTCTGGTCCTGTAAGTTTTGGTAAAATTTATTCTTCTTTAAATGAAATACTTAGACGTGGTGGGATCTACAAAAACGGTGCCATTGTTCTTCACCTTGACTTATCCCATCCTGATGCTAGGGAGTTTATCAATGCTAATAGATCCGAACTACCTTGGGTTAAACGATGCATCAACATCACTGAAGAGTGGTGGCAGGATTGTACGTTCAAGGAAGACCTACTATATGGAATCAAATCAGGTGACATCTGGCTCAACAAAGTAAAATATGACAATGAAGGAAAGCGCATCAGAGGTAACGTCTGTCTCGAAGTATACCTGCCATCACGAGGTACCTGTCTATTACAGCATATCAATCTTGGAGCCTGTGAGTTCGACGACATCCCACGAGCATTTGTTGAAGGTATGTCCGAATTGTGCAGCCTACATAGTAGGACAGCTGTCGGAGATTCTGGAGAATACCTCCCGCCTGAAGTTGATAGACAAGTGGGACTCGGAATGCTTGGTCTCGCAAACCTCCTACGGCGGTACGGAGTAACTTACGAACAATTTGGAAGAGCGTTAGATCAATATAATAACAATGAAACTATCCGATCTGCATCTTATGAACTTGTCTCTCAAATTGCTTCAGGAATTAACCAAGCAGCCACAATCGCTCGCGAGTATAATATGGTTCGAGCCTTTGCTATCGCTCCAACCGCCAGTTGCAGTTATCGAAGCGTGGATCTGGATGGCTATACTAGCACACCAGAAATCGCTCCACCTATCTCGCAGACAGTCGATCGCGACTCGGGTACTTTCGGAGTACAAACTTACAACTATGGTGACGTAGAGATCGCCTCTGAGGTAGGCTGGGAGGCTTACAAACGTGTTGCTGATGGCATCATGACGATGCTAGACTCCACCGGACTTCTTCATGGATATAGTTACAACTCTTGGAGTGATACTGTAACCTACGATAATGCATTCGTGGAAGAGTGGCTACGGTCTCCGCAAACCAGCCTTTATTATTCATTACAAGTCATGTCTGATACGCAAGATAAATCTAATGTTTATGCTGCTATTAAAGATGATGTTGATGAGTACCTTGCTGACCTTTTAAATGAAGAACTTACATGTGATTGTCAAGAATGAACCCTTACGAGAAACTACTAAACCGGAAACGGAAATGGACACCAGTACAGACAACTGCCGGATTATGCAAGGCAGGAGCGGAAGAGACGGTACACCGTGCTCTTGCGTTGCGACATATGGAACTACCTGTGGGAGATTTTATCCGTGATGGATTGGATACCGACGTACCAAAACTATCGCGGGAGCTATTGGAATCAAATATTACCGACGAGGAAAATCACGACTTGGCACTTGGTTACATTGCCAATGCTTACGGTGTTGACGAAAAAGCTGAATCGGAAGCTCTCAGGCTCAGGGAAGCTTGGACTACGCATCCTGATCATACGATCCTCAAAGCGATGGTTGCCGAACGTGCAATTTTCTTCGTTCTTCTACCATTCATGCGCTTTAATGGTGACGCTGGAATGCGAACAGTCAGTGCGGATATAAGTAGAGATGAACAAATTCACGTTGCTGCCAATAGCCTTGTTTGTCGGGAGTTGGGGCTTGATATCAGTCCTAGTCTTGATAAACTCCGCAAAGCAACTATCAATTGGGTAATGCAACCCCTAGGTATTAATACTACCGATAAATATTTGGATAAAAAATTTTGGCTGGATTCTAGTGATCGCTTAATGTATGAGGGCAAAGCCCCAGAACTTTCGGCAACTAAATCAGCTAGAATGCCCGCCTTCTTCGAGCATAGTAATGTCAATCTCCCCCAATACGCTTGAAGTCTTAGGGATGAATTCCCGTGGACTTGTAGCTGCATTAGAAGAATCATTCCCACCAACTAACCCTAACCCTGAAGATACAATGGAAAAAATTATGTACAGGTCCGGTCAACGTAGTGTTGTTGAGTGGGTCATTAATTATATGGAGGAAAACTAATGGGCATAGCAAGCGCTTTTGCATATAGCATGCTATCAAAGAAAAAGCTGCCAAGCAAGTATTATGATAATCTTGATTATGATGACTTAAAAAAAGGTCAGTATGGGCAATTAAAATCAGGTTACATAAGCTCATCTACGCCACTTCACAGTGGTTATGGTGATGCTCTTTATAGCAAATCAGCAACAGGAAACAAATGGGGCAAAACTGGTAAAGACTCTTATGGATACAAGAAGGGGACTGGAACCTCTGGCTTGTACATTTATAATGACCCTAAAGTTGCACAACAGAAGCAACAACAAGCTTACCAGCAACAATTACAAGCTACTGCATCGGCAGCAGCAACAGCTAATACTAAACAATTGCAAATCCTTCAAAGTGAAAAGTCTGCTATCTCTAAAATGATGGCAGATTATTCCGCTCAGGTAAAAGCACAAGCTGAAGCACAAGCTAAAGCACAAAAAGAAGCCGCCGCTGCAGCAGCAGCATCATCAGCTAACCAGTCAATGATGGGTAAAAGTGCTAACCTACAAATACAAACTGCTAGCGATACACCAAAAACTGCTGGAACCCAAAGTTTTAAAAAACTAAAGAATCAATTTAAAATAAATCCTAGCTATAATGCGTTAGGTACACTGAAATCTGGAACACTTAACATCTAATGACTGCTAAATCACGTTATGACAGATTGTCTTCGGACCGTTCCCAGTTTCTAAACTCTGCTAGACAAGCAGCAGATCTAACCTTACCTTATCTTATTCGTGAAGATGAGCACTTTACTAAAGGTGCTCTTAAACTTACTACTCCCTGGCAATCAACAGGAGCTAAAGGTGTGGTGACGCTTGCAAGTAAACTTATGCTTGCATTGCTACCTCCACAAACCAGCTTCTTTAAGCTCCAGGTGAATGATATTAATCTTCCAGAAGAACTTGGTCCTGAGATTAGATCAGAACTTGACTTGTCGTTTGCTAAAGTTGAACGCACTATCATGGAATCTATTGCAGCTTCCACTGATCGTGTCGTTGTTCACCAAGCACTAAAGCATTTAGTTGTAGCTGGTAATGCTCTTATCTTTATGGGTAAGGATGGACTCAAGCTCTATCCTTTAAACCGATATGTAGTAGATAGAGATGGTAACGGTAATGTTATAGAAATTGTAACTAAAGAAACAATCTCGAAAAAAATACTTAAAAAAAATTACCCCGACTATAAAGAAGCTACACCTAATGATG